AAATGGCAGGTTGTACATCTACAGGGAGTTCCCAGATGAATCTTATGGTGAGTGGGCCTTGCCTTGTGACAGACCGGATGGGAAGCCTGGGCCAGCTCAGAGGAGTGGTGCTGGGAAGGGGATTGCAGACTACTGTCAGTTGATCTTTGACCTGGAGGGTGAGGAGGAAATTCAGGACAGGTTTATTGACCCCAAGGCAGCAGGTACTCCTACAGCCTCCAAGGAGGGCGGTGTAACGCTTCTGGATCTTCTGGAGGAGTCAGGCATCTCATTCACTCCTGCTGCCACTGTGACGGTCGATGAGAGGGTTCTCCTGATCAATGACCTGTTGTCCTACAACAAGGATGTCGAGATTTCGGATGAGAATAGTCCCAGACTGTTTGTGTCTGAGCGTTGCCAGAATCTCATTTACTCGTTAAGGGAGTGGACTGGGACTGACGGGCAAAAGGGTGCAAGCAAAGATCCTATTGACTGTCTTGGGTACATGACAGTAATGAATCCTGAGTTTGTAGAGGCCAAGAACATGGTCTGGAAGGACTCTGGAGTCATTGGTTCGTACTAGCCTCACAACGAAATCATTTTCACATGGACTACTATCAAGACCCAATTGCAGAAGCGGCTGACAAGCCGTCCCTAGAGGTGTTGATGGATGAGTGGAGGAGGGCATCCTGGCAGGGCTTGGATGGTGCTAGGATCAACGGGCTTGATGACATTCGGTATTCTAGGTGGGCTGGACAGACTGATGATGGGAAGAAGCATTCTGAGTACAGGTCCAGCGGTGAACCTGCATGGCCATTTGAGGGTGCGAGTGATGTTCGTTGCCGGCTGGCAGATTCAGTCTGTAATGAACTGAGCGCACTGCTTCTCACTGCATTCTCAAGGGCAGATCTGCGTGGTGATGCCACTGAAGTTAATGATTTGGCAGCTTCCCAGACTGTCACAACGCTTCTGAAGTGGGTGAAGGAGAACAAACTGAGTGGTGAACTGGCTAGGGAGGCTGAGTTGGGTTCCCAGTACGCCGCACAGTATGGTTGGACTACGTTTTTTGTGGGTTGGGATCAGAAGATCAGCATGAGGAAGCAGAAAATCTCGTTCGACGAGATGCTGATGAACTCCCAGAACCTTCCTCCTGACAGTCTTTTGAGGACTTTGCCTGATTTGGTGGCAAATCCAGAGGCTGAAGACCAGGCTGCGACGATGTTTCAGGGTCTTTTGCCCATTGAAAAGGATGATGCAGTGGAGTTGGTTCGTGGATTGAGGGAGAATGGCGTTGGAGAGTACGAACAGGAGTACGTTTCAAGGAACCTCCCGATGGTTTTGGCTCTCAAGCCATACGATGAGATTGCCCTTCCACCTGAGACTGTCGATTTGCAGTCTGCCAGGGTAATTTTCCGGCGTTGCTGGCACACTGAGGTGGAGTTGAGGGAGAAGGTTTTGACTGCCGGATGGGACAAGGACTGGGTTGATGCTGTTGTGAAGAGTGGTGGGTGGCAATCCACCTCAAACATGGTCGATTACGAGACTGCCAGCACCTTGGTTTCCTACAGGACCATCGACCGGAAGAACCTGATTGAAGTGGTCTATGCGTATTATCGCACAATCGACGATGGGAAGCCTGCGATTTACTACTCTGTGTTCTGCCCGAGTGCGGCTGGCACTGCTCCAGAGGCTGAAAAGTTCGCAATCCATGAACTTCTGGACTATGCACACGGGGATTACCCGTTCGTAGAGTACCGATTTGAGCGCACCAAGCGTGCCGTGGTTGATTCCCGTGGTGTTCCAGAGATTGTCACCACCGATCAGGACGAGATGAAGGCCCAGCACGATTCCCTTCGTGACCGGACGGCTTTCGAGACACTTCCCCCCATCAAAGTGGTCAAGCGCATCGGGCAACCAACCAAGGTTGGACCTGGTGTGCCTCTTCCCGTCACCAGAAGCGACGACTACAGCTTCCTTGAGCCTCCTGCAAGAGCACCCCAGACGGCTTTTGCGTTGATTGAGCGTGTTGATGCCAATGTTGCCAACTACTTTGGCCTGAATCATGGGGCAGTGAACCCTGTTAAGGCCCAGATGCTCCAACAGGTGCGTGTGAACAACTGGCTTGGCTCTTGGCAGCAGGTTTTCAAGCAGATGCTTGCCCTGTGCCTTCAGTACATGGCCCCCCAGGAGATCGAGCGTATCACCGGGGTTCCGTTGCCTCAGAACCTTACGGACATTGCCGGCAGTTTCGATGTGAACGTGCGTTTTGACGTTCGTGAACTCAACCCCAGCTACGTTACGGAGAAGCTGGCAAGCATCAGCAAGTTTGTGGTTCCGCTCGATGCCGGTGGCGTTGTGGATCGCAACAGGCTTGTCACCATGTTCCTTCAGGCCATTGCGCCTGAAGCTGCACGGGATCTCATTGTGGATCAGGGACAGGCTTCTGAAGCAATGTACAGGCAGGTTCAGAGTGACATTGGCCTGATGATGCTTGGGAGCGAGGCTTTGTACACCGAGAACGACCCTGCTGCGAAGGCAAAGATGCAGATGGTGCAGGATGTGATGAGCAAGAATCCCAAGGCGCAGGCTTCCTTGCAGCAAGATCCCTTGTTCCAAGCATTGTTCACCAACTACACCAAGAATCTGGAGATGAGCATCATGCAGTCCCAGAACGCCAGCATTGGCCGGATGGGTGTTGCACCTATTGCACCACAGTTGCAGCAGGCACAGCAGCAGTTGACCGCTGGTGAGGAGCAGATGTAATGGATCACAACCTGGACATCACGGCAGACGAGCACAACTCGCTCAAGACAGCTAGAAACAACCATCTGTGGATGCTTGTGATTAGGTCTTTGAACCTGTTTGAGGAGTCCGAGGTGGAAGCTGCCATCGCAGAGAACATTGTTGGTGAAGCCAGGACATTCAACGCTGGCAGGGCATCATCAATCAGGGACTTCAAGCGAATGCTTCTCAACCTCCAGCAAGAGAATGAAGGTTGGGACTAGACAAGAAGCATAAATCTCTTATAGAAGAAAACAACCCGTCCGGTCAGGGAACCAAGACCGAGAATAGGTGACTTGGACACCTTAAATACCATGCCTAATGACAATCAGTCTGCCGAGACTGGAACATCGGTTGCAAATGCTATGGGTCTTCTGGACCAAGACAAGTTGGCAAGCATGATTGCCGACAAGTTCCTTCCTAGCGAGGAACAAAAGGCTCCCACTGAGGAGCCAGAGGTTGAAAGCCAGCAGCAGGATGAGGATCAAATGACTGATTCTCAAGAAGCTGAAGGTGATCAACCGGAGGTTGTTTCCGAGGATTCAACTGAAGAGGAACAGCAGAAGCAGCCCACTGAAGAGGATGACGAGGAGGATGACTCCAAGTCGCTTCCAAAGGGGGTGCAGAAGCGGATCTCAAAGTTGGCTGCAAAGCGAAAGGCAGCTGAAGAGGAGGCTAAAAAGGCAGCTGAACGGGTTAAGGAATTGGAGTCTCAGGTTGAGTCTCTGAAGTCCACCGGGCAGAAGCCCCAGGCTCCCTCAACTGGCAATGCCTTGAGCGACTTCGTGAACTCGATTGATTCCGTCGAACAGGTCGAAAAGGAGATCAAATCAGCCCTGGATATCATCCTGTGGGCCGAGGAGAACCCTGATGGAGCTGTGGTGCGGAACGCAAAGGGTGAAGAAGAGGAGATCTCCGCAGAGGATGTGCGTCTTCGCAAGAGGATGGCAATCAAGCTGAAGGAGGTCGAGCTGCCGGCTAGGAGAAAGTACTTGGAGAGTGAGAGTGCAATCAAATCGGAGGTGGTGAAGGAGTATCCCTGGTGGACTAAGCCCGACACCCCTCAGTATGCGATTGCCAATCAGTTCTTGAAGGACTTCCCAGAGATCAAACGCAGACCTGACTGGCAATACATTGCGGGCATCTTCGTGGAGGGTGTTGCTGCAAATGCAAACCGTCACAAGGCAGCTTCTGAAAAGACCGCAGCACCTGTGGTCAAGAAAGCACCTGCTGTTCCGAGAAGTTCCGCACCTGTTAGTGCAGATCCAAAGAGGTCTTCAGCTGACAAGGCCAAGGAATCCTTCAGGAAGAATCCTTCCAGCGACAACCTCGCTGAACTGTTCAAGTCAATTGGCATTTAACTTAAACCAAACACTCTTATGGCACTACTCACTGAACCCAAAGTTATCGGCAAACGCGAAGATCTGATGGACATGATCTCCTTGGTTGACGCCAAGGACACGCCCCTCGTTTCCATCGCAAAGAAGGGCCAGAAGCCCGGCAATATGTACTTCCGCTGGCAGGCTGATTCCATGCCTGCTGTGAAAGCTGGTGGCACTGTGGACGGCACTGATGTCTCCAGCTTCGACAACTACACCAACGATGGCTCGCCCACGTTCCGTGCTGAACTGAGCAACTACGCTCAGATCTTCCGGCGTGCGGTTCGCGTGTCCCCTCTCACCGAGGACATTGCTGTCATCGCTGGCGTGCGTGACGCACTGGCTTACGAAGTGTCCAAGGCGATCACCATGATCAAGCGGGACATGGAAGTGGCTTTCTGCTCTAACCAGACAGCTAACACCGATAACGGCACGACTCAGGGTTACACGACCGCTGGCTTGCAGACCTGGATCAGCACTGCGGGAACCGGAACCGGGGCTACGATCCCTTCCAACTTCCGCACACCTTCCGCGTCCATTGTGACCGGAGCTAACGCTTCGTTGCTGACTGACACAGCCGTTCAGGATTTGCTCCGTAGCATCTATGAGCAGACCGGGCAGCAGAAGTCGTATGACTGTATTGTTGGTACTGCGCTGAAACGTGCGTTCACCAACCTAATCAGCACGACTGCACTGAGCACGATCAGTAACTCCAGCAATACGCTGGCTGCTGGTGCGACGAAGGTGCAGACCTTCAGCCGGGATGCTGCTGCTGAAAGCTACATCCAGTCTGTGGACATCTTCCAAGGTGACTTTGGTACGCTCCGTCTCCACCCAACGACCTTCATGTCCACCATCGCTGGATCGACTGTGACGAATGTCAACTTCAAGGGCTTGGTCCTTGATATGGACCTGATCGAAGTGCGCTACGGTGGGAATCTAGCTAACGTGATGCCCCTGCCTAACGCTGGTGGTGGTGAAGCTCGTCTGATCGAAGCTGTTGCTGGCTTGGTTGTTGGCAACCCGCTTGGTCTCGGTAAGTTTGATTACTCGGCAGCCTAAGGGGGGGATTAGGGCTGACCTGAGAGTGGTATAGGGGGAGGGTGGGTGCTTGCGCCCACTCTTCCCCAGCTCCCCATATAAATATGATTCACATCCCAGAAAATCTGATTGGAGACTTGGACACTGAACTTCGCCGAGGCTGGCAGCAGGCACGGATTAGGGCGGAGATCGAAAAGAAGCACACGGCAGTAATGAATGCTGTGGCTCACAAGTCTCTCGATGGCATTGGAAGCCTTAGAATGCGTGTACCCGGTGATGCTTATCACTACTGGGGCCAACGACTTGGCTACGAATGCTGGTCAGATCCACAATTTTTGAAAGAGTTTGAGCGGGATAACCCTGAAGTAAAAGTGAACTCGATTGGGACAGGGAAGACCCAAGTAGGGTACACTCCAACGTCAAAGCGTTTCTCTAAGTCCTACGGATCACTCTAATGCGTACAGTTCCTTTCTCCACGATCCTTAATGAGGCTGTACAGCTTTCTGGACTGGATCGTGATGCAATCACAGACAAGACTTTTAGGGCTTTTCGTGACCTTTGCTCTAATCGGCTTGCTGAGATTTGGAGACGGGAGCAATGGCCTTTCTTAATCGCCTATAGAAACGTCACATCGGGCAGGGAGGTGTACCAGTACGAAACTACAGCTGGAAGCCCTCTGGTGACCTTTACAACGCTTTATCAGACGTTCCAGTATGCTGATCTTTACGACACTGGCTCGCAGGTCTTGGTCACGGTTGATACAACGCCTGCTTACAAGAATTCTGGGGCACCTCTGATCCAAGGCAGCTTCCCATTTACTGCTTACACAAGCCAAACAATCACGTTGAATGTTGGTGTGAATCAGGCTTCCACGAATGTATATTTTATTGGTGGAGGAGAAGAAGCTGGATTCCTTTACACGGCAAATGACAACAGCTTTCCAATAAGGCTACCATCTGACTGCGAGACGGCTCTTGCAGTGCTTACAGAAGATCCACGAGCAAGCACGCGGGCTGTTGAGGTTCCATTCTATCTGGAAAGTCTCAGGACTCCATTGGTTGGCAATCAGTTCTCAACCCTTTATGATTACGCAATTCTAAAGCAGTCAATTGACTGTTGGTTGCAGTATCGTGTTGCCTGTCCATTGCTGACTGGTGATGCATACAGTTCTTCAACTGTGTACTCATCTGGGATGCAGTCATACTATAACGGGCACTTCTACATCGCAAACTCTTCAGTCTCCGGAATTGCTCCATCTGAATCAACAAACACTGCAAGCTGGACCCGTATAAACATACCAGAATTATTTCGCGCATTCCTTGTGCGAGCGATACTTTCGGACTATCTACGGACAGAGAGCCAGTTTGAACAGGCTGCTGCCGCTGAAATGGAGGCTCAAACCGCTTACGATAGGGCTGTTGACTTTGTGTTAAGGCAGCAGCAGCAGACGACGAAGCTCAACATGGTTCACACTTACTGATATGAACAGTCTTAATACAGTTGCAACAAAACGGAACGGGATCGTTCAGGGTTCTAATCCATCAGGGCAGGCACAGAACGTAGAGGTGTCTGCAAATGGTGGGTTGATTGTTGGCAATGCTCTTACCAAATTTCGTGACTCTTACGAGTCTTACACGCCCGGTGTTCTATACACCGAGTCCAAGGCAACTGGAGATATTATTCAGGTTGATGGGAACGCAGCATCTGCTTCTTATCTTGTAATCTCCAAGTCACCTTGGAATGTTGGAACTGAATCCACACTGAACAGTATTGCATCTTTTGCGATGCCTTTGGATGCCAGCTTCGGGGCTCACATGAGCCAAAGGACTCTTGGTCAAGAGTTCTCGATTGAGATTGTAGATACTGATACTGGACTTCCAACTCCTGCGGAAATCACTATTTCTGCACTATCACAAGCAACTACAACTCTTACAATCACAACAGCAACGAATCATGGCCTTTCGGCTGGTCAGGCTTTTGGAATCTACGACTGTCCAGATTCTCGATTTAACTATCCAGCTCTTGTTGTCGCAAGTATCGTAAGCGAAACTCAGATTACTGCTACTGCTGGTCCAGGTGGCACTATTACCAGCCTTACTGCATCGCCTTCGTTGCTTGGAACTCCAAAAATCTTCATTCGTCGCCGCCTTGGTGGAGCAAATGATGGTACAAGCATGATATTTGAGAATGCTACGGCAACCAACGCAAGTA